CTAGGCAAATAAAGTTTTTTTCATACAAACTGAGTCAGACATATTGTCATATGGTGGATAATTATCAATGATTTCGTAATCAAAATTTCGATACATTGCAATTGCTACCACATTATTTTTTCCTGTTTCTAAAACTAATTCTTGGTATCCTTCATTCTTAACTTTTGTCTCCAGTTCACTAATCAACTTTCTAGCAATCCCTAGACCACGATATTTATCATCCACAAAAACTCTTTTAACTTCCACAGTTTTATCATCAAGTCTTTTTATCGCTGCACAACCAATAGGCGTGTTACCATCATAAGCAATTAGTACCCACGAAATATTGTCCACTTGATTTAGTGAATCATATTTTTCACGCTCATCTTCAGTTTCCTCAGAGCCGATTACTTGTAATTGACTATCTAATTGTTTAGTTAGATTTATAAAATCAATATGTTCAGCCTTTAATTGTTTAATTTCCATTTAATCACCCTTTCATTTAGATAACGATATTATATCATTATCAAGATAAAACCGTTACGATTAATTTCGTAATGGTTCCATTTTTTATTTTAATAAATTTTCTTTTTAATTTTTATCTACTCCTTATCCTTATCTCTTAATTGCAAAAAATATTCTTTTAATTTATCTGGAATGGGTAAAAACTCACTAACATTTTCCAGTAAGCTAATACCTTCATTAGATAAATAAAACAAAATAACTATTTCCCTCAACGGTATCGCCTGTCCTATTAACATTTCGACTTCTACGGCTACTGCTACAATTAATAAGGTCATTACTTTTTTCGCTATTCCGATTGCTCCAACTTGAGATGACAATCTTTTATTTACAATACTTTTGACTAATCCAGTCAAAAAATCTAAAACAATCATAAAGAGCAAAGCATGCAATAAATTGTCCATTCCGCCCAAGAACCCAATGCAAAAACCACCGATTGTGCTGATACTAATACTTAAACTGTTAAAATCTTTCATCAAAATTCCTTTTATCCTTTCCATCATTTTTTTCACTCCCTCAACTCAAAAAGAAAAACGCTGACTAATCAGCGCTTTCTCCTTCTTCTAATATCGTTGCTAATTTTGCATTCTCTAGCTCCAATTGAGCAATTTTCAAAACTAATTTATTAATTAATTTTTCCGCATCTATTTCTTTATTCATCTATTTCACCTCTGTTAGAGCACCAGCGTCAAGTGCTTTAATAAGTTGTTTATTGTCCATATCATTTTGCAACACTAATCTATCGTTTTCATAACCTCTTCGTTTTGCCTTAATTTCCCATGCAAATCGTGCCATCGGCTTATCTGATTTAATCAAAAACTTATCTGGTTTAAATTCCGCTACCCAAAAACGAGCATCATCATACGCTTGTAGAAAAACATGATAAGCAATATCTGTGTTAACGGTATCGCTGAATAATTCATCTATCGGCACCCAGACTTCGCAGTTTTCTCTTGTATAATTACTGCCGATATCCCCCAAATAGCTTTCAGCCGTTTCATAAGCGGGTGTCGCTCTTAATCCATCTCTAGTAACATGAACTGCGTTTTTTGTTCCCATAACGCCCATGTTATTCCAAAAAAGGGCATCGCCTTGAAAGGCTAATTTGGTACCAGTTCCAGTAGCTAATCCACCACTACCAACACTGATTGATGCTGTGTATTTGGAGGAAATAAGTGACACTCCACCAACACCAGCAATATTAATACCGCCACCTTCAGCTAGTATGTCCGCTCCAATTCTGGCGGTACTGTTTCCCCAAGTCTGCGTTTGTACTGTGAAAATACCATTCCTTATCTCGAATCCATTATTAGATGTATCAAACGATTTAAGGTAACTATTATCTAAATCCAGTCTAATCCTACCGTCCGAGCCTTCGATGTATCCCTTTTTGAACTGAACAGCACCAGTGTTGAGATTCATGGATAAATTAGTTCCAGATAATGTACCAGTTTTGATGTTGCCAGCATTTAAATTTATAACATTGATATTAGCACCGTTCAATGTACCAGTTACAATTTTATCCGCAGTTATACCTTGCAAATATGCGTTTGGTATAAAGGCATTCCCAGAAAACATAACATTATCTGCATTTAACAGAATTTGATTAGAACTAATGAGTGTTTTGCCAGCCTCAACATTTATCTGAGAAATGACATCTCCTTTAGATACTCTCAAATTAATATCATCACTCAACTGTGCAATCTGAGAATAACTACCTCCACCAGTCACATAATCATAAGACCAGTCATATAAATTACCATCTTCTGTAACCATATAACTTGTTAATCCAATCCAGCCTGTTGAATAATTACCTTTTACAGATGTGCTTATATTAATCTCGGTCAATAAACTCGGATTATTGTAATTAGTCAAGTCTACTAAGAAATCTAACCTATACCATCTAGCCCCATCTGTCTTACCATATGAATTTGCGGCGCCATTGTTGAAATATATATTCGTGCCGTTATAAATTATCCTTGAATAAAATTCAATTGAGTTATTACCTGGAGCACCAGCTCCCCAATAGTAAACAGACATTCTTAATTTAGAACCAGCATATTGTTGAGGATTATTAACTGTTTGAACTAGATACCTAGTAGTATTACCTATATCAGCGTAATTAAATCTAATCCATTTTGTAGGCTTATTTGTTGATAAACCTGTAATAGAACTTATGGCATTTGTAGTTGAATAAGCACTAACATTACTCCATCCTGTTAAATCATTTTTAAAATCTGAATTATCTAGTAAATTAGCCTTACCAAAACTTAAATCTGAGGCTATCATTCCTTTTTGAACTTGATAATTAGTAATTGTTAAAGTTTTTCCAGTTTCGTACTTATCTAATCTGAATCTTCCTTGCAAAGCTGATGATGCTGCATGAGTTGCAGAAACTTTATGCACAATAACAACTTTACCAGATTGGTTTGATGAAGATACGGTAATTACTCTGCTTGTAGCACCATTCGTTCCTGTAGCCTTTACAACAGCCCCATAAACCCAAGGTGTGGCACCTAATTCAGCGCCTATTGTTCCAGTAGTTGCGTTTGTAGACCAATTGAAACTTACTGTTACATAATCATCTGTTTTAACCAAATTAGAATATAAATCAATAAGATTATAAGCATTAATACCTTGATTGGTTGTGTTGTTACCAGTCATTACGAAAGGTATATCTGTGCCTTTAGCTAAATTTTTACTGCTTGTAGAAATGTTAGAAACATCAGTTACAACCGAAGTGATCTGGTCAGATAATTGTGTTACTTGAGATTTATCTGCCTTATCAGCAACAGCATTTGTAATGTTGGTTGCTGTTTGTTGTGTTGTACTATACGCAGTTAATTTATCATCAGTCCACGATTGAACATCAGCAGTAATAGAATCAGCTTTTTGGTTAATTTGAGTTGTTACAGCAGTTTTAGTTGGATATGTAGTTGACGCATCAGTTTTAGTTAAATATGTATCAGATACAGTTGTTTTAAAGCCTGTTAAATCTTGTGATAATTGAGTAACCTGTGTTTTATCTGCTTTCTTATCCACATTTGTTTGAACACCAGAAATTGTTGATGTTAAAACCTCTGAAGTTTGAACTAATTCAGATTGAGTTGCATAAGCCTTACCAGTCAAGATGTTTTCGACATCTGTTGATGATACTTTTTGAGTTATGGCGTTGGCGTTTTGAGAAATGGAACTTTCGGCTTGTTTCACCCGATTATCCAACTTATTGTAATCAGTTGTGCTGACTTTAGTTTTTATGTCATTTGCGTTTTGAGTAATTGAACTTTCAGCGGTTGACACTCTGCCTTTCAAAGCATTTAAATCAGTCGTATTTGCTTTACTAGATAAAGTACCATTTATTGTATCTATATTTGTTTCGATTGTTGTTACTTTACTTGAAACACCGTTAGCTTTATCTAAAGCGCTTTGGGCGTTGGTCAACGCAGTCTGCGCATTATTTGTTGCAGTCTGAGCTTGAGTTTTAGCATTATTCGCAACAGTGTTCACATCATTGATTAATTGTGTATTTGCTTCAATTGCAGTCACATTTTCATTTGCTTTATTTAAAGCGTTTTGAGCTTTATTTACTGCCGAATTAGCCGAATCAACTGCATCATCAATATCAGTTTTGGCTTGTGCAACTTGCACTTTTAACTCTTCTTGAGTTGCATCTGAAATTTCTTGAACCCACTGCAATTTACTATCAACTAATTTCAACATCCAAAGTTCTGTTTTGTCGCCATTTTTTAAATAAAGTAAATCGCCCTCAGTTGAACTGTTAGTGATAGCTGGTTTGTAGGTTAAACTATAAACAGTATTTTTACCGTTTGCCGAAGTCATGGCTGATTGCGCCTGTTGTGCAATTTGATTTAAGTTGGTTTGTAAATTAGAAGCTTTACTTACGGTTGATGTGAACGATTTAGTGTAATTACCCAGAGTAATCGAGATATATGATTGATTCAATGGATTCCATTTGTACTCGACCATCTGAGCTTCAATGCTGAAATTGTCTTCTGAGTGAATGACTTTAACTATGTCACCAGCCAAAATCTGTTTGAGTGATTTTAAGTCTTGATATTCTTGTGTATCCTTCAGATTTACAAATTCAACCTTGCAACTGAAAGTTGGTATATCAACTTTGTTTTTACTAAATTCTAGTTTTGCTAATCGTCTCAATTCTGCATAAGCTAATTCTGGAGTTGAAAAGCCTTCCTCATCACTATCTTTGGTTTTAATCTTTACTTCAGAATATTCAATTTCTTGAATGCGAGGCTCAACATAATTATTGATTAGTGGACTATCAACATATAATTCTGGTAGCAATAAGCCATCATAACCGATTGGTCTAATGCGAGTTATAACTGTACTTTCATCAAATTCGGCTTCATATCCTTTTAAATCTTTTTTGTGTCGAATCGTGTAACCTTTATTACTTCCATAAGCGGTGTTCATTGCAATATTAAAGTTATGTCTAACAATATGACCGCCCCAGCGATTGACAAAACTATTATCCAGTCCTGTATCAAGTAAGAACTCAATCGGATTTTTGCGAACTACTCGGCTGGTTGCAGTTGTTTGAATGTCAGAGCTAAAAGTAAAGGTATGTGGATATTGTGTTGCGTTACTCACTTGGTTTAAAGCATTCTGTCCACTTTTATTAACGATATTTGTATCGTTGATTGAGTTGAAAGCAAGTTTATAGCTGATTTGGTAACACAGAACAGTGACATAACCCATGGACGGTGTGATTTTATACACGAAAAATAAATTAGAACCCTCAGGGTCATTTGCACGAATAATTGAACTATTTTCAATTTCAAAGCCATGTTTGGCAAAAAGTGGATACTTAAATTCTAAAGTAAAAGCACCATTATCTTTCCAATTGATTTCTGGGCTGATAATATTTTGATCTAATGAACCTAGCCCATTATGCTCAAAAGTCGTTTCATCTTTTTTAAATAAATTTATCATCTAAGTTAGCCACCTCCATTTAGGGTTAATCTCTACATTCGTTACTGTTCCTGTCCATGTAATGGTATTTGAACCAATTTTAAAGACTGGAAAATCACCATTCATATTACTATTCATATTTGTTGTTAGTCCTGTGTAAGCTTCTTGTAGTTCGCTATCCAAAGTGATTGAACTTGTCAATCCAGTCAAGGTAACGCTTATGTCATTGACTGTTAAAACTACTGTTCCTGTTCCAGTTATTTTGATTAAAGGTAAGGCTTCAGTAGTTGTTTTATTTGTTAAATTAATCGGCTTAGCCGTGTATGATGTTGATGATGTGACTTCGTATTCAAACGGTTCAGCTACAAAATCAACCGAAAATACACCACTAGCTTTAATCACACTTTCAGTTTCACTGATTTGAGCTTGCTTTATTTTATAGTAAAAATTAGGGCTGTCGTCAAAAGAAAGAGTGCTAGCTTGCGCCAACACTCCTTTGATTTCTCGTAATTTTTGCTTGATGTCTAACTGGAATAGGATATTAAAAGTTAGGCTAAATTTTAAATCTTCATAGCCTAAAAATCTTGTTAAATTACCATCACGACCTTCCACCTCAGTTGATTCATATTTCTTTTCAGCTGAAGGGATGTTAGGGCGCCCTTTTAGAGCAAAACCCAAAGTTTTAGTATTTAGATTATTTATAATTACACCCATTTGCTACACCCTACCTATTCCAAAGTCATCTTGTTGTTGCTGATTACTCATATAACTATCGACAATTGCAGTAACTGCTTTGCCATCCATATTCACATTCATATCTTTCCTTGCGATAATAGTAAGTAATTGAATCATTTGAGCAAAGTTACTGCTCATTGTGCCCATTTGATTAGCTACTGCTTTTTCCACATAAGCCATTAAATCTGATAATGGTGCAACTGCTTCTTTACCAGCTTCACCACCAACCATTAAGCTGTTGCCATTTTGTCCAAAAATAGTGGGTTTAGTTAAAATACCACCATTTGCATACCAATCGCAGTTTGTTATCACAAAGGCTTTTTATCCTCTGTTTCTTATAGTTTCCTATAAGCTCAGCATACATTTTCACCCTAGATTATAGGGTGTCGAATACTCGTGGGAGCGTTATATTCTTATAATAAGTTTCAGCTCCTATGCGTTACGGTGTCTAATAGTTTTTAATCTATTAGCTTACCTCGGTATTGCCATGATTTAATAAGTTGTTAAATAAAATATTTTCTATATTTTTGTATTCAAAAAATGGAATCCTTAATAACTGAATCCCATTCTTTAAACAATATTCATTTTTTAATTTATCTGAATAGATAGTTTGTTTGTAATTTTTTTCCATTTTATTTATATCGCTAGAAAAACATCCTCGCCCAAAGTGTTGTTTTCCATCAAATTCAATCAACAATTTTAATGATAAATCATCATTAAGTATTGCAAAATCAAATCTAAGTTTCTTTTTTATTTTTAAGTCTTTAAATGTAAATTCAGTTTTATACAAAATATTATTGGCAATCAACCAATTTTCTATTTTGTTTTCACCTTTGCTTCGAGATTTATTCTTTTCTCTACATGATCTACAAGTATTAACATCATAATCTCTAAATAAACTAAATAATGTTTCAAAATGATTGCCACAACTACACTCAATTTCAATTTTAGTATTACTATTTTTATAATCACTAATTAGCTTGCAATTTTTTAAATTAAGTGTGTGTTTTACATAATCAATATCTAGTTTTCTTTTATTTGCCAAGATAATAAAGCCACAAGATTTACATTGTCTTTGATTACTTGATTTAAAATGATTAAATTTAGTAAAAAACTGATTACCACATTTACATTTTATAAGTAGTTTTTGATGTGCATCTTTATATTCAGTAGATAAAAGTTTACATCCACTTTTACTATCAATCTCAATAAATTGTTTAACAGTAGCTAATGTTAATGATGAATTTTTTGAGATATTTTTTCTTCCACAATTATTACATTGTCTCTTATTTCTATTTTTAAATTTATAAAAAGTTGTGAAAAATTCATTTCCACAAGGGCATAAAAATAGCAGTTTAGTATCAACATTTAAATACTCACTGCTTAGCAATATACAATTAGAATTATTTAAAACAAATTGTCTAATTTCATCTAAATTAAATTTTTTCATTTAACTCCTTTTAAATTTTAGGGTTCACCGATTTTACTCGATTTTCACTTAACTGTTACCAGTTAAGGGCGCCAAAGTTAACGCTAATTTTTGGTATTTGACCTTTCAATGGGTTGAAACTTCCACTTAAACCAAAGTGTGGTAAGGGAATATGAGGAATACTTATATCTGGGAATTTTAATTTGAAATTAAATAGCCCTTTAATTGTGTTAATAATATTTGAAACTGTGTTTTTTGCTGCTTCAACTGGGTTTGTAATAGCTGACTTAATCCCATTCCAAATACCAGTAACAGTCGATTTTAAACCATTAAAGACATTGCTAACCGTGTTTTTAACACCATTCACAACATTTGAAGTGGTACTTTTGATACCGTCCCAAACTCCAGAAATTGTAGATTTAATGCCATTCCAAATATTTGAGGTTGTTGATTTGATACTGTTCCAAACCCCAGAAATAGCATTCATCACCGAGTTAACTGCATTACTGATATTACTTGTGATACCATTCCAAATGTTGCTTGCTGTATCTTTTATACCATTCCATAAGTTGCCAATAAAGTCTTTAAAAGAGTTCCACTTTTCAGATACCCAATCTGTTATCGCACCCCAGTTTTTTACTACTAAAATAATTGCCCCAATTGCTAAAGCTACTGCTGCTATTATTGGTAAAAATGGTATGATTGCAGTAATTAATCCACCTATGGCTGGGATTGCTGTTGCTGTAATAAAACCACCTAATGCTGTAAATGCACCACCTAATGCTGGTATGACTATCATTAAAGAACTAATAAATGGTGCTAAAGCAGTAAATGCTACAGCTAATCCACCGATGATCACGATTACAGTTTTGACACCTGTTGGCATATTTGCGAAAGCCTCGCCCAAAGATTTAATAATTGGGATCAACATATCTAAAATTGGTTTGATCCCAGTTGCAATTGCAGCACCGAACTCAGCCATAGCTAATTTAGCTTGTTGACTGGCGACTGTTTGTTTGTCAATATCATCAACAGTTTTATCAAAGGTTTCAGATACAGTGCCATTATTATTTTGGGCGCTTTTTGCCAATTCATCTAGGTTTAATGTTCCTCGCTTAATCGCATCCACCATTTTGGGAGCAGCCCTTGATCCAAATGCTTCTGTTGCAATGGTCAAAGCTTCTTGATCGCTCGAAGCATTCTTAATTTTTTCAGAGGTGTCTTTTAGTCCATCGGACAAACTTTTTCCATCTTTTGCATAATTAACTGACGCTTTAGACATAGCTGCTATTGCTGCTTCGTTGTCCACACCAGCTTTTTCCATTTGCCCTAACATCTCAACACCTTGATCAAATGTTAAGTTTAAAGCCTTGATTTGTGGTGCGCCTTTTACTGCTGACTCGAATAAACTATCAACAGATACGCCAGTTCTTTGACTAGTCGCTGTAACAGAATCTAAAATACCGCTAAGATCATCATTCGATAAACCATAAGCTTCAATTGCTGACTTGGCGCTATCGACCGAACCTTTGACATCGGTGTTATTAATCTGAGCAAATTGCATTAATTGAGTACCGTAAGATGTTAATTTGTCTCCAGTAAATCCAAATTGCTGAGTGAGTGAACCTAATGCTTGCCCTAAATCAGCGGTGCTTTCAATCGGCATGGACGAATAAATTTTGTCGAAACTAGCTTTAATTGCATCAGAATTTTGCCCAGTAGCGTTAGTAAAAGTATCTAATCCATCATCAACTTCACGGAAAGCATCTTGAGTTGCACCCGCAAACTCCTTAATTTTTTCTCCAGCTTCGGCAATTTTATCAGTTGCGTTCAATAAATTACCTTGAGTAATACCAGTGCCTAATTTACCTAATTCTTCATCGGTAGAATTTGATGTCACTTTTAATTCTTCTAAATCGGTTTTAACATTGTCAATGCTTCCACCATCATCCACTTTATCTAGTGACTGCTTCATTTGTGATAAATCAGTTTCAGCACCAAGCGCTTCCTTACCAATTTTGTTAATCGCCATTTCTAGTTGGTCACTTGAAGCCGTACCGTTTTTAATTGCAGATACTAGGCGGGTGCCTAAAATATCAGTGTAATCATCAAGTGAAGTTCCAGTTGCTTTAAAAAAAGTATCTAAACGCTTCGTGTTTTGACCTAGTTTATCTTGTTCTGCTTGCAAACCACCTAATTGAGATTTATATGAATTTAAACTTTGCTCAGTCTGAGTTAGTTCTCTTTGGAATGCTCGATATTGTTCTTCACCTATGTTGCCAGACTTAAATTGAGCTTCCACTTGGCTTTGAGCTGATTTCAACTGATTGAGTTTTGTTGAAGTGTTTTCTATCGAATCAGTCAACAATTGTTGCTTTTGAGCTAACAATGTAGCATTGCTTGGATCAAATTTTAATAATTTATTGACTTCTTTTAATTCACTATTTAGCTTAACGCTTGTAGAATCAACTGATTTCAGAGCTTTCTGTAGACCAGTGGTGCTCCCGCCTATCTCAATACTTATACCCTTTATATTTTTGCTTGCCATTTTTGCTCCTTTCGTATATTTTAAATTAGCCCTCAGAGCGATTTAAACGAGTAATCACTCGTCAAAATAATTTTAAATTGTTCTGAGGGCTAATCTCAGAATGCGTTTATTTATTAAAAAGCATCAAAATCGTTCTGATTTGCTTTTCTAGCTTGTTTTTCTTTACTTCCATTTTCCGAATTGTTATCAATCCACTCTTGAATATAATCCAAACATTGACCGATATTCATATCGTCCATCTCATCTGCTGATAAGCCTACTTGCTTACAGACATAGAAAAATGATTCTTCAGTAAATGGCTCGTCACTTCCACTTACTTCGTCAACTTTTTTTTTGAGGTAATACTTGATTCAAGCAAATCAATAATCTCTGGGAAAACTTCGGCAATCGGCATTGCATCAAATTCGTCTAACCATTCCTGTGGGTCTCCAATTTCTTTATTTGCTGTTTTAGCTAAAACCCAAATAAAGTTGTAAAACACCTCAAAATCCAAATAATCTAATTCTGAATAATCAATTTTCGATAGGTCAAATGTGTCACCATCAACATTTGTCATAAGTTTTGATAATTTCAACAACTCTGAAAAATAATCCTTACGAAACTGTGCTTTATAGCGTTTCGGTGTTCCAGCAGTTGATTTTAACCTAACTTTCTGACCATCAATATTTATTGTTTTTTCCATTTAATAACTCCTTATTAAAAATAAAGAGATACACTTAATTGCGTATCTCCTCAAAATTATTTAATTACCCTTGTGCTGGTGCTTTGATATATGGTTTAGTGAACCAATTATCGTAAACAGTTTGGGTTGTTTTTGCAGTTGTTTTTGCTTTAACAATCGGCTTGTCATTAACTGATTCTGTTGGTTTAGCTGAAGCTTTAAAGCTTAATTCAGTTGTATTGATTTCTTTCCCAGTTTTCGAAGCTACTGAAGGACGACTAGCTGAGCAGTTATAAAAAACATGTCTCACACCGTTTTTGTCACCTTCAAACTGGAACATTAGCGCAAAATTTGAAGTTTGTGCGCCATCGATTTCTATTTGAACACCATCAGTTTCGTCTAAAACTTCACCAAGAATTTCCACTAAAAACTCATCTGGAACCTTCGCTAAAGTTAGTGTGCCTTCATAGGCTGAAGTCCCTGGGGCTGAATAAAAAATTTCATTATCAGCCTCAAATTCAATTAATTCTGCCTGTGATTCTAAGCTAATTTCTGTACTACCTTTGATAGCGACTGGTGTTGAATAAGTAACTTTACCAGTTTCGTCAATAGACATTTTTGAATAATGTGCATTTTTTAATCCATACTCGACTTTATTTTTATCTGTTGCCATTTATTTTTCTCCTTTTTTGTATTTATATTCTAGTTAATATGTTGAGTGGCTCGTCTTCTGGAGCCACTGAATATTCAGTTTGTTCGTCCCATTCAATTTTTGTTTTGTTTGTCAAAAGTGAAGATGGTGTTTGTTTATTTGAATAAATACGCAAATATTCAGCGTCTCTTTTGATATTAAAAATTTTATTTTCTTGATAAAGGCTTGTATAATTTATATACTTTTTATTTTTATCATAAAAGTAAAGATATATTGAATCGCTCGAGTTAGTTTGTGCTGCAATATTTATCGCACTGTTAGGTATTTGAATATAATTGGAATGTACATACCAACTAAAATCATTGACCTCACCTGTGTCGTAATTTAAGCCACCGCCCAATCCTTGTGATTCCCAATACAGCGGTGCATAAAAGTTCACGCCCTTTGTGAACCCACCTTCAACCGATTTTAAATTGTTGATCGCTTCGAATAATTCGATTAATATTGAATCAACTTCACTTTGATTAGCATTATTATTAGTTAAAACATTTTGTGCGTTCGCTTTTGCAATCATTAAAAATGACCAAGTTTCAATTGTATAATTACTTGATGTCAGTGAATTTGCATAATCAATCTGTGATTGTAACTTGGATTTATCTATAGCAATTAAAGCAAGCTGTGATAATGATTGAATTAAGTCCTCTGCTGAATCGTTAACCTCAGATTGCGTTGCATCTTCATCAACTAAAACAGCTTTTGCATAAGCTAAGGTAGTTTTAAATTTATTGAAACTTTCTTCTATATAATAGTCAGCTTGTAAAGTATCTGAATAATCGACCAACAATTTTAATTGAGATTTATTTACCTCATCTGGTTGAACATTGGCTAGTGAATCAAAGGTTATTGTGACTTCATACGCCTTCAAATACATATTTTCATCTTCAATAAACGATTCATTAAAGTCATATTCAATCTCATTGTCATAAAACAATTTGCTTAATTTTGTTTCTAATTCAAGATCCTTCTCATCTGAATACAGTTCAACAACAACATTAATCACATCGAAATAATTAACATTGTCCGCCTTAAAATTATCTGAATCATCTTCGTACCAAAGTATATAGGGCAATTTTGGTGCATTTCCAACTGGAAAAGCTTGGTATTCAACTGGAATATCAATAGTTTCTAGCAATCCTTTAAATTCCATCAGATTCATTTTTGCACCGCCCTTTCTACCTTTTCTTCAAATTCTTTGATTGCATTTTGCTCTACATTTTCGATATGTGGCTCAGCCTTGGTTCGTCCACCATTACGCTTAGCGTGACCACGCTCTAATAAGTGAGTTAATCCGCCATCTGTCGCATTATGAATAATATAACCAGTACCATCTTTTTTCTTCCGCCAACCTTTGGCATACTTGCTACGCCTACCACGAGGACTGTTTGCCTTCAATTCATTGACTGCATTATCCGCCACTTCTTCTTTGATTTTCTCTAAGTCTTCTTCAACCTCTGTAGTGTATTGAGTGAGCGCTTGAGTGATTTCTTTTGCAATATCATCCAATTACTTCACACCCTTTTTAGATTTGAGTTTTAACTCAAGCTCCTCATTAGAAATTTTGTAATAGTTGATTACTTGAAAAGTGTCAGCACCAATCTTAACCAGTTGCTCGTTATTGTATTCAAATGGATGAATCACAATAATTTTCGTTATTTCGATATTTGATTGCCCAGCATAATAAAGTTCTGCTCGTGAAATTGGCTTTTCATAAGCTAATAATTCGATTTCTTTATATTTAATCGTCTTGTTTAATTTACCAGCTTCTTGTGTATAGCCATCTTCTTGTAACAAGCTAATATCTAAATCCCAATTATTCACTAGCTTCACCACCATATTTAACAATCAAATTACGCAAACGATATTCAAGATTGCGTGGCATGATTGATCCGCCTTGATTTACATATCTGAAAACAGCATAATCAACCACAAACATTAGATGTTCAGAATTGCTTGGATTTAAAGCAATCCTTTTTTGAATCGTTAGCTCATCAACAATTGACTTGATAATGGCTTGTAATAGCTCATCACGAACACTTGATTTATACCCCAAACTTGCTTTAACAAGTGGTAATGCTAAGTCTTCAACGCTACTCATCAGCTTTCACATCCTCAATTACCTTTATTAAAGGTTGTTTTCTCAAATTTTCAGCTGATAATAATTCATCAATTCTTGCTTTTTTAGTACGACCTTTTTCTGGATATTTGTCACCTTGGCGATAAATATGTTTAGTCTCCTTATCAGTAAAGTCCACTAATACTTCATATTTCATAACTAACTCCCTTCCTTAAAAAATAAAAAGAAGGGAAAATAATCCCTTCTAAAACTATTAATTACCCTTGTCCAGGTGTTGATTGAATCGTTACTATCGCAAATGCTTTCGCTTTAGTAGCTTTACCATCGTAGTAGCCAACACCTTTAAATACAGTGTTGTCTGAGGTGAATTGGAAATCAGTTGAGCTTTCAACACGAATTTCTGAGCGCTGAGCCAATAAGAATTGTTTAAAGTCACCAAACACAACAGTATTATCATCAGCGTAGGCAGACAAAACAACTCGGAATGGCAACGCATAAGAACCAGTGAGAACTCCATTAGCTGCAACTGCCAATGTTTTAGGAACAATTTGAGAATAATATGTCTTACGATTCATGACCGCAATAACTTCTCCGCCAGTTCCGTCAGTATCTACAGTTGCCAATTTAGCAATCAAGTCTGTGATTGTTCCATCACTCGTTACTTTGTTTGCTGCTGGAGCTGAAGTCACAACACCCATAGGTTGTTTAGTACCAGTACCCTTTAAGATAGCTTTGTCTAACGCTTTTGCGATTGCTTTAGCTAAACGATCTTCAACATGAGCCGCCAAATTGATTAATGAGTTTTCGATGATAATATTTGGAACAGATACATATCCGCCTAAACCGTAGCCATCAAATTCAACGCCAGTTAATTCATCCTCTAATTCATCAAGTGCTTTCTTGCCAATTTCGAACCATACAGCTTCTGGAATATCACCAGCGATAACCGCACGACCAGTACCACCGATTTTTTCAATTGTTACTTCATTGATAAGTGTTGAATAATCACCTAATTTTGATTCAATTCTGTCAATTACTTCAAGCGGCACAACTTTTTCGGTACCTGTCAATGCACGCTTTTCAGTCATAGCATTAGCAATACCTTGGTAAAAACTGCGTACTTCTTCAATTTGTAATGATTCACGAATAGACATTACAGCGTTATCTCTTGTTTTAATTTGTTTTGCCATTTTTCTTTTTTCTCCTTTATTTTCATCTTCATCATCAGTTTTAGCAGATGGTTGCTCATCTTCAATCTCAGCCAATTCAGCTTCTAAATCACTTTTTTCTTTTTCCAACTTAGCAATTTCATCTGTATTAGCTTTAATTTTCTTTTCTAATTCATCAGCTGAATCTTCAACGACTTTAACTTCGTCTTCAGTTTTAGCTTCATTTAAGGCTGATTCTAAGTCTTTTTCATCATCTTTAAGTTTTTCTTCGTCAGCTCGTAATTGAGTTAATTGAGCTGAGCGTTCATTAATTTTTTTATTCAAAATCAATTGTCTCAATGCCATGTTTTCATTTTCTCCTTTAAGTTTTGTTTTCTTGTTTCTAATTGTCGTTGCTCGAATTGCTTGATTTCATTGCTTCTAGCTTGCACTGCCGTGTCAGCATATGCTGGAAAAGTCACGACACTAACTTCGAATAGTTTAATCTCAGTAATCGTCCATTTAGTTGATCCATCTTCTCTGCGTTCCATGCGCTCATCCAGAATGTCAAAGCCGAAACTACATTGGTCAATATCACCACGCTTAACCCTTTCATACAAATTAACTGCATCGCTGTCATTTGGATTAATTGTAATTTCACCGTACAAGCCTTTATTATCAACTGATAAACTTAAAGTGCTTGATTTTGTTCTCCCTAAAACTTTTGCACTATCATGATCTGCTAAAGCTCTAATGTCAGACAAATCAATTTCTTTAAAAGCTTCGTCTGAAACTTCCTCGTACATGCCTTCGCATAATTCAGTTTCAGAATTAAAGACAACAAAATAACCAGTGATTTTCATTTCATCGCTGGCTTCGTCTCGTGTATTTAATTGTCCGATTGAGCGGAATTGATTCGTTAAATTTCTCATTTCTCACCGCCTTCCCTTATAAATCATTAATATTTTGATTCAATTTACCCTGTTTCGATAAATCCTGTTGCAACAAATAATTCTCTAACACAATCAAATCATCCATTTCTGCATCTGGTGGTAATCCTAACCAATTCCGACCTTCATTTCTTCGAAGAGTATTCACTTTAACAAGAGCTGTGATTGCTTGTACTTGCTCAACTAACGAATAATTGTACAAACTTCTTGGGTTAAAATTGAAATACATATCATCTTCAACAATTAAAGTATTCAAAGTTTGCTGTACTATTTGGGCGATACTCATGATTTTAGTATTCACAAAACTGTTCCACTCGTCTTTCGAGTAAGTGCCAACCCCCAATACAAAAGGTGGAATACCAAGGATTGAAGCCACTGTTTGTTTGTCAATCTTGATTGATTCATGAATTGCAAGGTCTTCCAATGTTAATGGTTTTATGGTTTCAAATTTAATCATGCCCTCTGGTAGAAGCAAAGGTTTATTTTTGTCTTTGCGCTTTAAGTATTTTTCTTCAAATTTTTCTCTTTCTTCTTCATCCAAATCTACATCCGAATCAACAAACATAACCAAACTTGGCATATACTCTGAAGCCATAAAGCTCCGTTTTGTGTTGCTAGCTTGTTTCAAATTATGCGTCACATCACTCAAAGAAACCTTGTAGCTGGTACCCTCAAAGGGCTTATCATCCTTTGGATTTAAAACAAAGTGCAATAAATCATTGGGTGCATAAGCTTTAGAATTATAAGTAATTACATAATTGAAATCGTCAGCTGAATCAGCAATAATTTGCGTTTTATTGGTTGGCAATGGTCTTAACTCAACTACTTTGCCATTTCTTGTAATTGGCATGACTATTGCATTACCGTTTAACATCATTGTTTTAACTATCCAAAAAATGAACGATTTTCTTGTTTGATAACTATTTGGCTTAATATCGACCAATCGAGATAGATCATTTTTAACTCGAATATCGCCTTTTTCATCATTTTTCATGAGTTGAATTGTCATATTGCTGACCAAATCTGCAATTTGATTAATTGCAGTCAATACTTCTGGTGAATCTGAAAGTCTTGTATATCCCGACACAAGTAAATCTTTTGCATCCTCTGAAAGGAAATACCCGACTTTGTTTTTATTTGGCTCATCTTCAGATCTTTTAAAAAAATTTTTTATTCCCATTTATTTATATCTCACCGCCTTTTATTTCAAAATATTCTTGACCTTAGCCTTATTCTCCATATCTTCTAACATCGCAGTAGCTCCGAAGGTTGAAGCATCGAAAATATCTATTTTCATATTTTGACTAATTTTATTCATCTTGAGCCAGCCATTATAAATTTCATCTGCTTTAACATTGCTAACACAATACTCGTAGCTTCGATTATGAAGATAGTAAAATTCAGCATTTTTAACCTTATTCTCAATCCGTCTAATACCGATGGTCTTCATAGAAGGCAATTGACTAGCATCTTTTAATTTAAATTTTTCAGATTTCATTATTAGAGTAAATTCAAGCGCTGATTTCCTATCGTAATTAATCTGTTTAATTTTAAAGCCTTTGGCTTTCATCGCAACAAACCAACTAGCAATATCTTCGGGCTGAACTACTTCAGTATTCGATAATGTTGCCCATCCTTCTTCTTGCCATTCTTGAAGCGGCATATTTGATTCTTGAGCTTTCGCAATTGCTAAAGGTAATGGAAAGAATGCTTGAGTGATAACTATGTCTATATCTTTTGTAACTGTGTTGCCATTATTGTCTTTGGTTGTATATTTATAGTTGGTATATAAGCCACTGGCTGAAAGGTCATGTAATACTGATAAATCCGCGAAGCCATACCATGTTAAATTCAACTTGAGCAAATCATCGATTGACCAATCATAAAGTGAATCCGAATATTTAAATTCATCAATATCAAAGAATGATTGTGAGCTTGTTGTGAATACATTCAATGTTTTATTTTTGAACTCATTCCGAGTTCCTTCATCACTGTCAAGCGCAATCTTCGCATCATTTACTAGCAAATCTAAACTTACGGTTTCATTGGCGCTGGGATTAACAGCTTCAATAAGTTGTGGATCATCGATTTTAGTTATTTCGTTTGTGATTGGATTTAAGAAATTGCCCTTATTGTCTCTAGGCGCAGTACACAAATAGATAAAGTATCTATCATATTTTGATTCGTCCTTAATAGTTTTATTTAAGACTTTTTTTAATAGCTCAACTCTTTCATCCAAAAAGCAACCAATATTATCACCAGCGGTACTGACTGCAAGCAACATTCGTGAACCGCTATAAGACTTCATTGCATCTTTCATGAGCGTGTATCTTTTCGGTCTTTTGAAAGCGTGGACTTCATCAGCAATAATCGTATTTGCTATTAAACCGTCTAAGTATTTTTCATCTGCTCCGATTGCTCTGATTTCGACATGACCTTGACCAATGTCACAATTTATTGAATGTTCTTGGTTGTTAGCTCTCATTCTAGGCTTGAACTTATCTTTATTATGTTTAAGATTTAAATTGTGCTGAATGAAATTAAATGAAACTTTTGCTTGAGATAATGAGTTAGCAACTATATAAGTAGTAGCTCCACTATCTGCATCAATTAAACTTTTAGCCCATGTCAAACTAGCTACAAATGTTGTCTTTCCAGATTTTCGAGGTAAAAATAAAAGCACTTCTTGGAAGCGCCTAATGTTAGTATTTTTAATGAAAAAACCGAATAAATTAACTGTTACAAAGATTTCCCATCTCGTTAACTTAATTGGATTGAGCCTAGCGCTTTCACCAGTTATTGTTTCCCCTTTTTCTGGAAAAATAGTACCTTGAATTAAGTCAATCGCAAAATCAAATTGATTTGATTTAAACTCTAAGTCTTCTCGTTTTAAATCATCTAAAAATCGTTGACACGATTGGACTTGTTCAATGTTAGCAATCTTTTTTCCAGTGACTAAATCGTGTGCAAATTCTAAAGCAGTTTTAAAATGTGGACTATTGATTTTTGAAATATCCACTTAACCACTTCCCAACTTATCAAATAATTTATTGAATGGGTCATCTTTATTTGATTTGTCAGCAACCTCAATATCTCTATTTGATTTTGGATTAAGCATAAGTTGGTTCGAATAGCTCAAAATATCTTTTCTTAACTTTTCCATTTGGTCTAAATGAAGGATGTTTTTTTAATGAACCAGCTGCTGATTCAACTGTGCTCGGACAACCTTCATCTTCCCACGATGATAATAAGATGTAATATTGATGAATCATACCACTATATATGTCGACCAATCTGTTATACGCAAGATTATGCACATTTAGTGCTTTCATCTGCTTAATCGTGTAGTCGTAAATCGTTCGTTTTGTTGGTATTTTCTTCATCTCATCACATCCTTTCTAATATCAAAAAAAGTTTATTGAAACTTTCAAAGTGGGGAAAGAGCCACCTTGTCCCTTTCCTTTGCTGGAGTTACTCCACTTTTTTAAGTGGGGGGCATCATTTCTATTGTTCACTTTTAACCTATTTATTTTAAATTTTTATATTTATTTATACATTTAAACCATAAAATACGAACATTAACATTTATTTTGAGTATATAAATCAAATTCTATCTTTCGCTTTGCTTGCCATTCTATTCCAAGCTTAGTTGGCTCATCGGTTAATCGATTGTGCATTTTGTTATGGCAGCCATCGCATAGACTAATTAGATTCCAATTCATCAAACCTAAATCTGGATAATCCTCATAAAAATAAATGTGATGAACAGTTTTAGCTTCAGTCGTTTTGAAATACCGTTTGCAATTACGGCATTCATACTTGTCACGCTTTAACACCTTTAGCCTTTTGATAATCCATCTATTCGATTTGTAGAAACTGTTGTTTCTAGTTCGGCTCATTTATCCATCCCTTGCTTCATGCCTTTGATCAAGCAATGCAAAAAATAAACAATATATAATGGTGCAATCATAATACCTATAAAAATTAATATTGCTATTATCATCATAATTCCAACACCCTCATTCTTAATTGTTTTAGTACTTCCACTAATTCATCGTTTCTATAAATTATATTTTCAGCACAATCATTGTTGCCAAATTTTAACAACTTTGCTAATTGAGCTATGCCACTTGATTGCTCTATAGTTTCAATTTTTTTATCTATCAATTCGATCACATCAACTGTGTTAATTAATCTATCTTTCATTTATATTCTCCTTAAAACATATCAGCATGCCAATCTGATACACACGCAGCCCCTAGATAACTCTCCATCCTACTCCACTGCGTAGCCCTTATATTTACTATCTTTAGTCTACATTTGTAGATTATATACATAAAATAAAAAGAGAGAGCATCTGCCCTCCCTTAATGGTATGAAAGAATTAGAAAAATTAGCTATTATTTTTTTATCTCTTCATGATGTATACTTTGCCTATCCTCGTTATTTTAATTTTTTTATAACACTCAAAATGTCATTATATGTTTCATTTTTAGAAACAGCTGGATGTTGAGTAGAGATAACTATCCTATTATCATGCAAATAAAAATCTGTATCATTTTTAGTTTCTACGATTTTATCATGACAATTATACATATCCTTATATAAATTCGTTAAATATCCTTTATTGCCAATGATAACAATATCAGGATTGTATAAGTCAATTTGTCTTTTAATAAAATCTTTGTATTTATACGCTATTTTAGCTACTGCTGTATCTTTACTGGGAATGGTATCACTACCATTTTTATTAACATTTACTAAAGAAATATACTGTAGATATTTTTTTTGATACTCCCTACTGCCACATTTATAATATTCTTTTTTACATTCTTCAAATGTTTTTTCCTTGCCATTGTACAAACATATTAATCCATCAATCCACTTACAAGCTCTAATCCAAGTTTGCCCCCTTGAGTAATTGCCTTCCTCTCTCAATCCTCTCATTAACTGATATTCATCTTTTTGGCTATGAGCGTCTTTCAA